ATCGCAAAGAAAACCGCAGGGTATAGATAATGGCTAAGACCACCGGAACCACAGCCTTTGATCTCGACATGAACGACCTCATTGAGGAGGCGTTTGAGCGTTGTGGTCAAGAACTTCGCACGGGTTATAACTTTCGCACTGCACGTCGGTCGTTGAACTTGTTGACGATTGAGTGGACAAACCGTGGTCTGAACTTCTGGACTGTAGAACAGGGCCAGATTCCAATGGTGACGGGTCAGGCTATATACCCCATGCCAGTAGACACAATTAACATGTTAGACATGGTTATTCGCCAGAGTAATGCCACATCTAACCAGACCGACATCAACATCAGCGGTATTTCAGAATCGACCTACATGAGTCTGCCAAACAAGTTGGCACAAGGTCGCCCAATTCAAGTCTGGTACAACCGCCAGTCTGGTCAAGAGAACAGCACTACGGTTACCCTTAACGGAACCATTACAGCTACAGCCACCACAATTACGGTGTCAAATGTGGACAATTTGACCACTGCTGGGTTTATTAAAATTGATAACGAGACTATCAGTTACCCCAACGTAGACCCCGTGAACAATCAGTTATTGAACTGCGCTCGTGGGCAGAACGGCACAACCGCTGCGGCACATACTACTGGTGCAGCTATCACTGTACAAAATCTTCCAGCAATCAATGTGTGGCCTACACCTAATGCTCCCGGTGATCAGTACATGTTTGTGTATTACCGCATGCGCCGTATTCAAGACGCTGGCTCCGGTGTAAATGTGCAAGATATTCCGTTTCGTTTTATTCCCTGCATGGTGGCAGGATTGGCCTATCTGTTGAGTATGAAGTTGCCCAATATGGATCCAAATCGTGTGATGGGTCTAAAGGCTGAGTATGAACAGCAATGGCTTTTGGCAGAAGCAGAAGACCGCGATACTTCTCCGTTGAGGTTTGTGCCAAGGAATACGTTCTATGCCTAGTAAATTTGCATCAGGCAAACATGCAATTGCTGAATGCGACAGATGTTCGCAGAGGTATAAGCTCAAAGAATTAAAGACACAGATTGTCAAGACTAAGCCATATCAGATCAAGGTGTGCCCCTCGTGCTGGGATCCGGATCAGCCGCAGTTGCAACTGGGTATGTATCCAGTCAATGATCCGCAAGTAGTACGTGACCCACGCCCTGATGTGAGTTACATAGTGTCTGGTCAAAGTGGTCTACAGATTTTGCGTACTAACAGCACAACCCAAGATGGGTTTGGGTATCCAGAAGCGGGTAGTCGGGTATTTCAGTGGGGATACAACCCTGTTGGTGGCGCAAGAAGTTTTGATACACTTTTAACGCCAAATAACTTGGTGTTAACAATAGAACTTGGTACAGTTACGGTTACAGTTACATAAGGAGCTTGAAATGCACAAAGCGGATTTAAAACAGGACAAAAAGATGATGGCTGGAGCCGTGCATAAGCACGAAAAGAAGCTGCATCCCGGTCAGCCTATGACAAAACTTGCCAAGGGTGGCAAGACAAATGCTCAGATGAAAGCTCTGGGTCGTGGTTTGGCCAAAGTAGCTAATCAGAAAAAAGGTGGTTGATATGGCAACTTTTAGCAAAAAGATAATGGGCAAAGAAGTTGGCGATGCCAGCGTCTATGCGCCGCCCCACAATATGAATGGTGAAGCAGGTGTGGACATCAAAAATAATGGCTATAACGGTGGTAACCGTTTGACTGCCAATGATGTAAACATGTCTATTGGTAACATCAGTCGTGACCCATACAAAGAGCCAAAGACTTCTGGTATAAAAATCCGTGGTACTGGTGCGGCTACTAAAGGCGTGATAGCCCGAGGCCCAATGGCTTGATATGAATTACATTGAACTGTTCAATACCATTCAGTCGTACACGGAAAATACTTTTCCGGACTTTACCGCTTCTAACGGAGACGTAAATACGGCTACTGAGCAGATCAATCGCTTCATTGAACAAGCTGAACTACGCATCTATAACACGGTGCAGTTTCCGTCTCTTCGCAAGAACATGACTGGCAACATCACGTCAGGTAACAAGTACCTCAAAGCGCCAGATGACTATCTCGCCACATATTCTTTGGCAGTGATTGATTCATCAGGTAACTACGAGTACTTGTTAAATAAAGACGTAAATTTTATTCGCCAGTCGTATCCTAATCCTACGACAGATGTTGGAACCCCTAAGTACTACGCGTTGTTTGGCCCATCCGTGCAGAGTGGCGTTATTACAAACGAGTTGACGTTTATTCTTGGCCCAACACCTAGTGCCGCGTATACAGCGGAACTGCATTTCTACTACTATCCTGTATCTATTGTGCAGGCAGTGATCTCATCTTTTGGGGCGGTAACAGGCGGTTCTGGCTACACCAATGGCTTGTACTACAACGTGCAGTTAACTGGTGGTAGTGGCTCTGCGGCTTATGCAGATATTACTGTAAGTGGTGGCGTTGTAACCACGGTTGTTATCCGCAACGGCGGATGTTTATATAAAGTAGGTAATGCGTTGTCAGCGGCAGTTGCTGATATTGGTGGTACAGGGACTGGGTTTTCTATTCCCGTAGCTACAGTAATAAACGTAACTGGCACCTCATGGCTGGGCGACAACTTTGACACAGTGATCTTGTATGGCTCACTGGTTGAGGCTTATACCTACATGAAAGGTGAGGCAGATATGCTTGCCTTATACAACCAGAAATACATGGAAGCCCTTGCACAAGCTAAACGTTTGGGCGATGGTATGGAGCGTCAAGATGCTTATCGTTCTGGTCAATATAGACAGGCGGTGACTTGATGGCGTTTACCGGTAACTTCTCCTGCAATACGTTACGGACTGGGTTAATTAACAGCACGTTAGTATTTGCAACGGATACGTTTAAATTAGCGTTGTACACAAACTCGGCCACATTAAACCAATTGACTGCGGCGTATACATCAGATGGTGAGGCGTCTGGTGGTAACTATGCGGCTGGGGGTCAAGTAGTTACGGCAACAGTCAGTACGGCGCTTGGCACAAGCGGTAGTACTATTTATGTGTCATTTTCTAGTCCCGCTTGGACTGGTGCAATTACCGCTCGGGGCGCGTTAATTTATGACGTAACTACTGGCGCGGCTATCTGTGTTTTAGATTTTGGAAATAACGTAACATCAACACAAACTTTTACCGTGACGATGCCTGCTAACACCAGCACGTCTGCACTCATTAGACTTGTATAGGAGAAAATATGGCATTGGTTACAACCACCAAAGGCGAAATGGACGAATCTCTTCTTGAGAAAAAAGAAGGCTTCGTTGATAATGACAACGAGCACACAACTTGGGTTGAATATTGGCTAGATGGTGAACTTGTTCACCGCTCTGCTCATGTTGCCCTAAAAAAATCCGTAACACTAGCCGCCGAAGCGGCATCTTTTAACTAAGGAGCCTAACATGGCAAACACACAAGCAATGACGACAAGTTTTATGGGGGAGTTAATGACTGCCACTCATAATTTTGGCGTAGCACCTATTCGTGCCGTTACTACAGTAGATAGCTTTAAAGCCGCACTGTATTTAACAACTGCAACGGTTAATGCTTCTACCACAGCATATTCCGCATCAAACGAGGTGTCTGGTACTGGTTACTCTGCGGGCGGTGTCGCGGTTACATTTGGCACACCACCTACGGCTACTAACTCTTCTGTTACTGCGGGCGTTGCATTTGTCACACCTTCAGCCAGTATTACTTATACCGGCGTAACATTGGCTACAGCTTTTGATGCCGTGTTGATCTACAACTCAACACAAAGCAATAAAGCGGTGAGCGTCCATACCTTTGGTTCACAGACAATTACTGCTGGTACGTTTACTTTAACAATGCCTGCGAATACAACTTCGACTGCTTTGATTCGTTTGGCTACAACCTAATAGGGCCGGTGGGGTAACTCACCGGAGTAGCCATGTTCGGTATCTCCGCATTTGCCGAAGCGCCATTTGCCTCGCTTGCGGGGCAGACAGTAGTCGTTGCTCTTACCGGCGTTCAGGCATCTGGCGCGGTAGGATCAGTCACGGCAGATAGTGTTGTTGCTACTACAGGAGTTTTAGCTTCTGGTGCGGTTGGTACAGTTGAAGTTGGCGAACGTACAGTTGCTCTGACGGGCGTTGAAGCTACAGGCGCAGTTGGTACGGTTACGGTAGCGGATAGAAATATTGC